ATCAACACAGAAACAGTATTACTCCGAGTTCAGTAATAAATACTGTATAACGGAGTAATACTTAATGTCAACGCCTTTCCCTACAGCAGTTCACCCAGATCCTAATTATAAGGATTCTCACCTCAATTCAAATGCGGCTAGCCTGTATAATCAAACCACAGGGTCGGGTGCCGGCAGTATTGCATACAATCAGCAAGATTATGTTGATGCGGGTTGGCAAACTACTACAGATGCCAAACGTGCAGAAATTACAGACTATATCCGTATGCGTTTGGGTGATGGTATTGTAGATGTCGAGTTAGATAAAGAACACTACGAAATGGCCATTAATCAGGCACTGATTAAATATCGTCAACGTGCTCAAAACTCTGTAGAAGAAAGTTATTGCCATTTGCAACTATTGCCAGAAACACAAGAGTACATTCTGCCTAAAGAAGTGCAAACAGTACGTCAAATATTCCGTCGTGGTATTGGTAGTGTAACAGGTACCACTGCCAGCCAGTTCGAGCCGTTTGCATCGGGCTACTTAAACACTTATATGCTTACCGCCGGGCGTGTTGGTGGATTAACCAACTACGAATTATTTGTTGACTATCAAAAATTAACAATGAAAATGTTTGGCGGCTTTATGAATTTTACATTCAACCCTGCAACCAAAAAACTAACAATAGTACGAAGAATGCCTAGCCAAGGCCCTAATCCAGATATTAACCAACAAGAATCTGTGCTGCTTTGGATTTTTAATACCAAACCAGATCAAATGATTTTTAACGATACATACATATTCCCGTGGATCCAAGAGTATGCTTACACATTCAGCAAGCGTATTGTGGGTGAAGCACGTAGTAAGTTTAGCCAAATTGCCGGCCCACAGGGCGGTGGCAGTCTAAACGGTGATGCATTAAAGCAAGAAGCCGCAGCCGAAATGGAAAAACTTGAAGAAGAACTCAAATTATATGTTGATGGAAGCCAACCATTAACTTGGATAACTGGATAGTTGACTTAATCCAAAAGTTATGTAATAATGCTCCTATAACACGGAGCATTTTTATGATCATTGGCGTATGCGGTTTTATTGGTAGCGGTAAGGATACAGTAGCAGACTACTTGGTAAACTTTCACGAGTTTAGACGTGATAGTTATGCTGGTACACTTAAAGATGCTGTAGCGGCCGTATTTGGCTGGGACCGCGAACTGTTAGAAGGTCGTACTAAAGAAGCCCGTGCCTGGCGCGAACAAGTTGACACTTGGTGGGCTGACCGCCTAGGTATGCCCGAGCTAACTCCTAGATTGGTACTGCAACTGTGGGGCACCGAAGTTTGTCGACGCAGTTTCCACGATGATATCTGGATTGCCAGTGTAGAAAACAAACTGCGTTCTAGTCAGGACAACATTGTTATCAGCGACTGCCGCTTCCCTAACGAAATAGCCAGTATTAAACGTGCTGGTGGCAAAGTTGTATGGGTCCAGCGCGGGGATTTGCCTGATTGGTATACTACCGCATTGATTGATAACAAAACTGCCGGCCGTCACGCCAGTGCTGACAAAGAGAAAAAGCACGTGGGTATGAAGTACGAATATCCCGGCATTCACGCCAGTGAGTGGGCCTGGATTGGCACTGAGTTCGACGCTGAAATTGATAACAATGGTACCATTGAGGAACTATACACACAGATTAAAAGTCTGGTGTAATAGGGCTAGCCTTCCAAGGCAAATTACTGCCAGACAGTTCTATTCTACAATTGGCACAGATAGTTTTTAAGTTGAATCCGTTTGTATTTTTTAAATTACCGTCAACGTGATAAACAAACAACTGTTTAGTTGTTTTGGCTTTAAAATTACACATCTCGCATCGATCCTTCTTTTTATATCCTGATAGTATCCAATTGGGTCGTTGTGGCTTAAGTTTACGACCCTTTCTAATACAACTAGAGCAACTATTGCGATAGTGTGTTACACCTTCGCGTATATAGTTCACAGCGACTGGATTATTACTGCATACCGGGCATAAATCACGTTTTAACATATACTTATTTAAGCTAAACCTTTGCAAAGGCTCCTGTAACCGACTAAAATTCTCACCTTTATAATAAATAACAATAACACGCTATATAAAGGAAGATAAAAAATGGCACTAGTATCCCCAGGAATCTCGATCACAATTAATGATCAGAGCCAATACGTAAACAGCAATATCGGATCTGTACCTTTTGTTTTGTTAGCAACCGCACAAAACAAAAAATACAATGGCACACTAGCCACTGGTACAACTAAAGCCAACGCCGGCCAACTAATGAGCTTTACAAGCCAGCGTGATTTAGTAACAGCAATGGGAACTCCGACATTCCAATTAACAAGTTCCGGCACACCAATTAATGCAAGCGAACTAAACGAGTACGGTTTAATGGCTGCATACTCGGCATTAGGAATTAGTAACCAATTATATGCTATCCGTGCTGACATTGATTTAGATGAATTACACGGAACTAGTGTTCGCCCGGTATCTGCTCCTACCGATGGGCAATTATGGTTAGACACCGTAAACAGTGATTTTGGTATCTACGAATTAGACCAAACTACTAGCCCGGCATCTTTTAAGAGTGTTGCTCCTCTTATTATCACAGACAAATCACAGGTTGAATTAGACAGTAGTTTTAGTCCTACAGTTGTTTCTAGACCTAAAAGATCGGTTGGCACTACAGGAAGTTATGCTATTCCGGCAGTAGTACCAGCTGGCACAACGCCATCAACACTTCGTTTATTTTACAAAGCAACCGGTATTTCTACAGACGGATCCAGTGGTACATTAATTAACCAATGGGTACAAGTTAACAGTCCTGATTGGCAACGCAGCCACTATGTGGCTAAATCTGCTGGTACAATCAGTGGTTTAGTTGGCGGGGCAAGCGGCTCTGACACACGGTTAACTATTAACGGTACAAACATTACTGCAACAGATCTTGGTGGTACAAGTGCTAGTTTATCTGCCAGTACAGTTGAGTCGGTGATCAACGCCAAGGCAATTGCTGGTGTGTTTGCTCGTACAGTTAGTGGTGTTTTATATCTATTCTGCACAAGTGCTGCCAAGAGTAATGGTAGTGTAGTTGATGGTTCTTTAATCGTCGGCGGTGCTTTAGGTACAAGTACTACTAGTGGTATACGTATCACAGGTCAATATTGGTCACCAAACTTATTTTATGGTAATTACGCTAGTGAACCGAGCGGCGGATGGGGCATTGCTGCCGCCGACGCTGTACAACGTCCAAGTGGCAGTATCTGGTGGAAGATTGGCAGTACAGGCGGTGGCTTAAGTTTAGTTTATAAAGCATATAGCGCAACAACCGGTAACTGGCAACAACTTAGTGTTCCGGCATACCCATTCTTTAGTGATGCAGTTTATGGATTAGATCCAATTGGTGGCGGCACAAACATTTCAGCCGGCACACCGGTGGTCACATACGGATTAATTGATAACACTTATAACACGTTTCGACTCAATGGTGCAACAGGCGGTGGCCCAACAGTAATCACTGCTGGTACATTTGATCCAAATGCCAATATAGCAAATGGTAACACATTTACGTTGAGAGCAACCGTTCCGGGTACAGCTACACAAAATAATGCTACTGTAACAATTGGCGGCACAGGCACAATTAACGATGTAGTGGCTGCCATTTTATCTGCACAGGTTCCTTATATTGCTGCTTCGGTTACTTCGTCAAACACAATTCAGCTGACACATACCGCTGGAGGTATAGTGCAATTGATACCAATTACTAGCGGTATTTTAGCTTCTATGGGCTTTACTGCCACAGGCGGAACAGGATATACTGTCAATGGTGGAACTGGTGTAGTTCAAGGCGTGCATATTCAAAACCAAACTAATAATACTGCATATCAATCAAGTACACCATACAACTCACCGGTTGACGGAACACATTGGTATTACAGTAGTCCAAGCGATGTTGATATTATGATCAACACAGGTACACAATGGAAAGGCTACCAAGCTGCTGGTACTGATATTCGCAACTTTGACCTGACACAAACAGACCCAGATGGCGTTATTGTTAGTGCTAGCCGACCAACAAGTCAAAGCGATGGTAGTGCATTGGTAAGTGGCGACTTATGGTTAGACAGTAGCGACTTGATCAACTATCCAAAACTACTTCGTTTCAGTGCTACTTCACAAAAATGGACAGCAATCGACAACACAGACCACGTAACAAGCAATGGCATTATCTTTGCTGATGCACGTTGGGATATGGGCGGTACAACTAACGTAACCAGCGATGCATTGCCATCCACGAGTAATATGTTATTAAGTAACTATGTTGATTTGGATTGCCCGGATCCAACATTGTATGCACGTGGCACACTATTGTTTAATACACGTCGTTCAGGTTACAATGTTAAGAAATTTGTACAAAACTATTTTAACAACACAACATTTGATCCAACAGTTAACGTTGGTAAAACAAATGGTTTCCCGGTATCATTCCCAGCAGTCACAGACACTTGGGTAACTGCAAGTGGGTTAGATGACAACAATGTTATGAACGCTGGTTCAGCCGCACAACGAGCAATCGTTGTAGCTGCAATGAAAGGTGCAATTGATAGTAGCGTAACTGCTCGTGAAGACACATACCCATTCAACTTAGTTGTTGCTCCGGGTTACCCAGAATTGATTCCTAACTTGGTATCATTGAATAACGATCGTGCCAACACTGGCTTTGTAATTGGTGACACACCATTGACACTTGAAGCAAATGCAATTGATATTTTTAATTGGAACAACAACAGCGACGGTAAGGGTCTAGCAACAGCAGACGCATACTTGGGCGTTTACTACCCATCGGGTCGTACAAACGACTTGGAAGGTAATAGTGTAGTAGTTCCAGCAAGTCACGCTGTATTGCGTACATTCTTGTACAACGACAATGTAAGTTATCCTTGGTTTGCTCCAGCAGGCACACACCGTGGCCTAATTAGTAACCTAAGTGATATTGGTTATGTTGATAAAATGAGCGGCGAATGGGTGCATCAATCTATTAACCAAGGTTTACGTGATGCATTATACTCACACACTATCAATCCATTGTGCCAGTTACCTGGTGTTGGGTTAGTTGTATGGGGTCAAATCACTAAGAGTGGTTCATCAAGTGCTCGTGATCGTGTAAACGTAGTTCGTTTAGAAAACTTCCTGCGTGTAGCGTTCAAGAGTCTTGCAAATGCATACTTGTTTGAGCCAAATGATGTGGGTACACGTAAGTCAATTGCTCGCGCAATTGAAGGTACACTACACGATGTATTAAGTAAGCGCGGTTTATATGACTTCTTGGTAATTTGCGATTCAAGTAATAACACTTCAAACACAATCGCTAATAACCAGTTGTTTGTAGACGTAGCCATCGAGCCAGTACGCGATGTAGAGTTTATCTACATTCCAATCGCTATTTACAATCCTGGTCAAATCGCAACAGTTGGTTAATGATAAATAAGAGTAACAGGAGAATAATATGGCCGTAGCAAATATGAGTAAATTTACAGTCCCAGCAGCCAATGGCAGCCAGGGACTTTTGATGCCAAAATTAAAATATCGCTTCCGTGCGATATTTACAGGGTTTGGCGCCACAACAGCAGGTAATCCGTCTGACTTAACTCGTCAGGTTGTGGACATTAAGCGTCCAAACGTAAACTTTAACCCGATTACAATTGACGTTTATAACAGTAAAGTTTACTTGCAAGGCAAACCAGAGTGGCAAGATGTTACAGTTAACCTACGTGATGATGCTACTGGTATTGTATCTAAGCAGGTCAGCGCACAGGTTCAGAAGCAATTTGACTTCTTAGAACAACAAAGTGCTGTATCCGGTCTAGACTACAAGTTTACATTAGAGTATGATTTACTTGATGGTAGTAACGGTACTAGTCAACCAAATGTGTTAGAAAGCTGGCAATTAACTGGTTGCTTCCTAAGTCAAGTTGACTGGGGCGATATGGCCTACAACAGCAATGATCCTGTACAAATCGCATTAACAGTCAAGTATGACAATGCAATCCAAACATCCTTAGGCGCAGGCGGCGGCTTTGAAGCACAACCTTCACCACTAGGTACAAAGTCATCAATTACTGGTTAATCCGGTAGCAACAATAATAAAAAACCTGGACTTAAAAACCCAGGTTTTTTTATTGGATAAATATTAGTATGAGTATTAATAAATTCCTACAATCCTCAGCTGACGGTACCACACTACGTGACTATCGCCACGCGGCACGAATCTTTACAGATGACAACTATCGTCTAAGTCCCAAGTACGGATTTTTATTTTATGTTGAGTTTGACTTCAACCCGCTAATCAGTAATGTAAGTAATACCGCCGCACAAGAACTAGGAATGATTGTTAAGAGTGTGTCGTTACCAAAGTATACTGTTGATACCAAAGTACACAATGCTTACAATCGTAAAAACATTGTCACCAATAAAATTAACTACGATCCTGTTAGTATTACCTTC